CCAATAACAACAGTAAATGAGCCAGAGGTAGTTACAGCTAACGAGTTCTTTTTACAATATCCGCCACCTCCTCCCCCATATCGGGTATCGTTATACCCAGCGCCACCACCTCCTGCACCTACAACGTGGATACAGATGTTGCCGTCAACAGGAGGAACCCATGTTTGAGATTCCGTTAATGCTATGTTTACTGGCAGTCCACCACCGCCACCACCACCTATAAAGTCTGAAAAATTACTCATGCTATAATCCACCCCTGCGTTGTATCTGTGTATATAAATTGAATTGAAAGATATGCTTTGTCTAGTGTCATGTCGGCGGTCAAACTCATAATCTTTGAGCTGTTCCTTCCAACTACTGTATCTGTAAAGTTACCGACAGTAATGATAACTCTTTGACCGATTGTAGGGCTGGCAGGAAGTGTAATCGTTCGTCCCGCTGCACTAACATAAACGTGAGTATTGACTGTGGCAGTAGCACTTGCGCTTGTAACAACAGACGTAATACCTACTGCTACAGGAACAGATGCTATAGATGCTGCGACTACTGCACCATCAGCTATTTTAGCCGCTGTAATTGCATCGTCAACTATAGAAGCTGTTACAACCGCACTAGAAGCTAATTGGTCAGCGCCAACAGCATCGTCAGCAATCTTAGCTTGTGTTACGTTATCATCAACTATAGAAGCTGTTACTACCGCACTGGCGGCTAACTGGTCTGCGCCTACGGCATCGTCAGCTATTTTAGCCTGCGTTATGTTGTCATCTACTATAGAAGCTGTAACTACTGCACTTGCAGCAAGCTGGTCAGCACCTACTGCGTCATCAGCTATTTTAGCTTGTGTAACTGCATCATCTGTAATCTTAGCAGTTATGACTGCATTGCTTGCTAATTTAGCTGCTGTGACTGTACCATCGCCGGGAGTTGTTGAGGTGGCTACAGTAGATGTAACAACAACTTCAACACTAACACCTGTAGCTGGGGCTGTACTAAAAGTAAGCGTAGTGCCGCTAAAGCTGAAAGTATCTTTGTTCTGATACACGCCATCAAAATAAACTTGAATAGAGTTCTCAGAAGCAGGCGTTACAGACATAGTAAGCGTTGTGTCGCTTCCATCGCCTGTCATAGTGTTTAATGTAAACTGAGCTTCACCGCCTCCAATGTCTCCCCACGCATCTGTATAGCCTTCAAACTTTGAAGTAGTGCTGTTGAATCTAAATTGACCTGCAACCGCTGTAGGTCGTTGAGCTGTAGTTCCCGAAGGTATTTTTACAGCCCCTGTAGTACCAATGGTAGTTGTAGTTGCTGTAGCGTAGTTACCCATATAGGCGTGTGCGCTACACTCATAGTACAGGATATTAGGCGTGTCAGACGTTACAGCTATTGTAGTATGAGCACCCGCATTTCCGGGAGTCCCTGAAGTTGTCACGCCTGTTGTGTATGCTGTGGTCTTAGCCGCATCGTAGTAAAAAAGAAGTGGGTGGCCGCTGTTAGAGCCGTCAGCTTGGTCAAACTTGTAGTAGTAGCCCGTAGAGCTTGTAATGCCGTCTACGCCTGAGAACTGAATAGCAGGAGACTCAACGCCGTTTAAGAAGTATGCGCTGCTAGAGCCGTCACCGTTGTAAGGGTGCGCTGAAGTCTTTGAAGCTACAGTGGTTGTAAAGACTACAGGGCTTGAAGAGCTTCCGTAAGTTCCTGCTACACCATCGGCTGTTAAGACTCCAACGCTTGTGATGTTGCTGAACTGTGCGTCTAAGTCACCGCCGAGCTGAGGTGTTGTATCTTCTACAACATTTGCAATAGCGTTGGATGCTGCTAGACCTTGTACTACTGTGCTACGTGCTACTTTCTTTAAACCGCCACCTGAAGTATCAATAGCTAAGAATACGTCATCGCCTGCGATTGAAGTTAGTTCTGATAAGCTGTCAACGGTAGTGGGGTTAAAGTTAGTACCGTCTGCAATTAAAAGCGCACCGGCAGTGTTCGTAGCCATTGTTATATCGTCACCAGAAATGGTGATGTCTACAAATGTCGGGCTATCGCTAGTTGCCAATCCCTGATTAATGGCTTTAACGCTTGCAAGAGCAGTTAACTCACTATCCATTAGTGCGCCAACGGCTGTAACATTTGCTGTGTTTACAACGCCTGCGCCTGTTGCAATATTGTTTAATTTAGTGTGGTCAGCATCAGTAAATACGTTTGAGTCTGTTGCAGCTTCAACTGCTGCTCGAATCTCAGCATCTGTTTGGTCTGCGGTGGCTGAAGCTTCAATGCCATCTAACTTAGTTCCATCGGCTGCCACATCGCGGCCATCAACTGTACCGCCAACAAGGATGTTGCCTGCCACTGTGACATTTGTTTCAAGCATTGAGCTTATGATACTGCCAGCACCAATTACAAAATCTAACGTGTTGTCAGTATCATCGTATGTTACTGTGATACCTGTTTCAGTGTTGCTTCCAATCATTGCGCCAACAGTATCTGAAATAGTCTCTGCTAGTGTAATACCTGAAATAGTGATTGCATCGGCTTCTAGTGTGCCATTAATGAATGCGTCTTTAAACTGTAATGAGCTTGTACCTAAATCAATGTCGTTATCTGTTACTGGTACAATTGCGCCGTCTTGAATGCGGATTTGCTCTGCTGTAGCATCCCCTACCTGTACATAAAAACCCCAACGATTATTAGTTCCGTCAACTAAAATCTTGTTTAGAAAATCTCCGTCACCAATAATTTCAATGTTACCGCCTTCTCCAGCGCCGCCATCGTGTTGGTGGCCTGTAGTTCCGGTAGCTGAGTAACTAAAAGAATTTAAAAGCTGATTAAATTCGTTGTTGAATAATGCAGCGGATATGAGATCTCCATCATCAAAGGTACTTTGTCGTGTGTAGCTTGTTCCCGCCATGTCTTATCTCCTGCCTGCTGGCACGTAATTTATATATAAACCATTTATTGAATAAGGAGGACTTTGATCCTCCGTTCTAATTTGGAAACTTACTGTATGTCCACTGCCTTCGAGGACTTGCCGTGCCATCGGATCGTTAGTACCTTGAAAAATAGCAGTACCAAAAAGAGCTGTACCAAAAATAGCAGGAACCGGAATACCTACAAGTACAATATCTGCGGGCTGCGCTACGTCTTTATCTGCAAAGTCATATTGAGTTCTGAGTACTGGCGCAAGCTCACCTTCAGGAGACACAGAAATCTTAACGTATTTCATAGTCTTTCTAGTTCCTACATCCCCGAAGTCTAAGAAAGGTGTAGTATATTTAGCGTTAATATTAAAAGGAGAACCACTGGCTGAAAAAGACCCACCCGAATCGTGGTTATAAATGTAACCGTCTTTGTCTCCGTGTTGTAGTTTCTCAATACCTACATGACTAAAATCAGAAACCAGAGATGATGCTTGTATGCCTTTTGTTTCAGACCATTCAAAACCTTCTCTAGTCATTGTGCCTATGATGCCTTTTGCATCTGCAACATTTCCAGCAGCCGTGGAATAATACAAACGATACTGAGAGCGTCTACGCAATACGCAGCTTGTAATAATAAAGTCATCAATGTCTCTAGCAATAACAGAAGTAACAGAATGTATCTGCCGACTTACTGATCCTAATTCAACGTCACCAATACGGGCTGTTGCTGCTACAGATCGAATGCCATCTGGACTAAGGAACACCAGATCACCACCGATTTCTTGAATACTAAAGTGGCTAAGACAACCTACGTTCTTAGCAATAGGAACAATAGAAATATTCTGGGTGTCGTTAATGTTGATTAATTTATAAATACTGTTTTTACAAAAGATAAACAAGTCTGTTCGGAAACTTTTAAGACCTACAACCTGATCGTCAATTGAAATACTTCCTGCTCCAGCACCACTAAAATTGTCTGGCTCAAGTGTGTGGCTGTAATATACTGTGTTCTTGTGTGTTGAAGCGCCAGCAACCACATAGTGCTTATCGTGAATAACGCCTACTGAAGGAGCGACTGTGCCGTCTACTGTTATCTCTGCTGAGTAGTACGTTCGTCCTGACAAAGCGCCAGAGCCTTCCATTTTAAATATGTATGCTTTATTTTCACTGTCACAAATTAAAGCCTGTCCATATTCTTCGTTACCTGCAAATATTTCTATTGAGCATTGTTTTTGATTTGTTCGCGCTAAAACGGAACGACCTGTAAAAGTAGAGTAGTTATCTCCGCTGCTATGAACACCTGATCTGTTTATCTGTATCCATGTAGTTCCTTCAAGCGTAAAGAAAATGTCTGTGCCTGAACACACAATAATACCATCAGCATATACAGCTAATCCTAAAATAGCGTTGTTACCATTTGGACGATTATTACCAAAAGGTGTATAGCCGTTGATGCGTCTGTAGCCTCCGTCAGGATCAACTTCAAAGTTTAAAAGCTCTGTAGCAAATCCGGGCTGGCCGAGCATTTCAAGCTGATTTAGATTAGTGTTTAATCCACCCCTGCATGAAATACCAAAGGGTTGCGAAAGAGCCATTAAACAAACCTCATTCTATCGTCTGTAATAGTAGTAGGGGTAGGCTCAATAAGGTTTGAGCGCATACTGCGTAGACCTTTCTTGTAATCGTCTAATGCAAAAGATGCCGACTGTGGGTTCTCTTTAAACTGCCACATGTAGTATCTAGACCGCGCAAGAACTACAGGCGCGTACATGTCAGGAAAAGGAAGAACATCTGTAGCGGCAGAAAGTCGTGTAGGTAAGTCCCACGCATAAAACCAGATACGGTAAGCTTTGTTTGGGATTGGGCTTAGACCAAACTTTCTAGAGTCTGGGCTGCGTATAACATGAGTAGGTACACCATACTGTTGTGTATCTGCGTCATCTAAGTTTTCGGATACTCTGCGGAAGTCCTTCCACTCATCGGTAGAAGTAAACCCTAAGTTTCTTGCTGTGTGAGGAGAGGTTTCGCCACTCACGCCTACAGTAGTGAGATAAAAGTTATCCCAGTCTATAGAGCTATAATCTGTTGTGATGTTACTACTGCTTGCTTTTAACTCGTACCAACGAGTGCCTGCTGCTACTTCTACATATACGTTACCATACATCGGGTCAGTATCTCCACTCTCGCCAGCAGCTAGGAAAGGCCATTGTGGTTCAGAATTAATTATATCAAAGTATGCTCTGTTGATAGTATCTTTGGCGTGTTGTTGTACACTTTTAGCTTGTACAAAATCATTAGCCGTCAGCGCAACTTCGTTCAACTCACGTAAGAGTTCGTTTGTTAAGTCTAAGAAGGTTGTTGCCATCGTCTATACTGCCTTTGATTTAGTTTCGGGGCTTTCTTCTTTACCCCAGATTGCATCCCAGTTTGTTTCGTACTTCTTTTTATTCTCTGGTTTGTACCAACTTCCGGTGTCTCCTAAAATCTTCCCTGTTTTTTTTCCTTTAATCATTAAAGGTTTTGAATCGCTTCCTAATATAGCCACAAGACCTCCTAAAGATCAGGGGGCTTTTACACCCCCGTCTCTAGTTACTTACTTAGTCGATACCGTAGAACGCTGATACGAGTGCATCAGGACGTAATACTTTAGCACCGTATACGTGCAAGCCGCGACAGATATCACCGAAGCTGTCTGGGTCACGAAGGACTTCAGTGCTGGTAATAGTCTGAGCAGTAGCAGTAGAACTAACGTGTCCTGCAAGAATCTGACCGGCTGCGGCAGAAGTTGCTGGTACGTTGTTAGACTTGTACATGTCAAAGCCACGTAGCTTGCCTGAAGATACCAGACCGTTACGGATAGAACCTTGACCAGCGTTAAAGTCTACGGACATTAGCTTAGAGCTGGCTTGAGAAAGCTGCTCGTAGAAGCTAGGCGGTGCGAGGAACCAACGACCTTCTTCAGGGATGTTCTGCTCGTCAAGAAGACGGGCCATGTGAGCCATCACATCTAAAGGATCATGCTCAGAGCCGCCAGCACCAATGTCTAAGTTACCAGTACCATCGAAAGTACCAGCAGCTAGATCAGTAGCGTTGTCAGAACCGAGGATGTGGTTCGGAGCAGCAGCAGAAACACCAGCAAACATCTTAGCAATTACACCAGCATCGAAAGCATCACGCAGAGCGTAAGCAGCAGATGAAGATGCAACTTCTTTAAAGTTTACGTGAGACATTGCAGATTCAATATCATCAACCTTGAATTTAAATGCGTTAGCCACATCTACGATCAAAGTAGATTCTACGTCAGTTAGTTTAGTTTGTGTTACGTCTGCACCGCGCTCATACTGATAAACAGCAATCTCTGGCTCTTTGATGATCTTTACAGAATCACCATAAGCTGAAATCTCACCACTGTAGTCAGTGTTGGTAATTGCTTCAGCTACAGAAGCTTTTCGGAAGAAGTTAAGAACCTTCTTAGAAAAGATTGAGGGCATGAAGAAGCTGTTAGTTTGACCGGAAACTGAGTTACCAAAGTTACCGTTAGTGTCCGTACCTTGCTCGAATAGAGCGTCTGATTGGTTAAAAGCCATTATGTGTTACTCCTAAAAAGACAAATTAAATTATGGTATTACTCTGCCTTCCATTACAGCTTCGTCAATAGCACTTTCGTACTTGTCGTATTGCTGTATAGAAAGAGCAGCGATTTCCCGTTGAGTCCAAATCTTAGGTTGCTTTGCATCTACCGCAGTTGTTTTAGTAGAAACAAAATCAGCCGCTGAAGATTTGGTTTGTGACTTTTTTGTCTTTGCTTTTGGTGTAAGAGCGATTCCGCTTTCCATTTTATAAAGGTCAATAGCTTTGATAGCTAAAGCAACATTGTCTGGGTTCTCGTAAATCCAACCTTGAATTTGCTCTGGTTGTTCACTAGCCCATTCGTGAAACTTGTCATCGCCTCGAATATCTTCAAAATCGGGGTGACGGCTTTTTAGAGTTTCTTCAGCTTCTCTGCGTTGGATACCTGACTCTCGTTCTTCGAGAACAGACATCTTATTTTTTAAAGCTTGCATCTGCTGTTCACTTTGCAAGTGAGCTACAGTCTCTACAGTTTCATACAAATCAGGGTACTGCTCTCTAAAATTATTCAGGTCTTCGAGTGACTTAGGCGGCGCATATGCTGGTTGCATTTCTGTTGCGGCTGCGGTAAGTTCAAGTTCCTTCTGTTTAAAGTCGGCAATCTTCTGATCGTAATGTCGTTTTAAATCATCGTATCGTTTTTTATAATTGGTTTTTTGTTGAGGCTCTTCGCTTTCTTCAGGGGCCGCTTTGCGGGTAGCCTTCTTCTGCTTAGGTGGCTCTTCAAAAAATAATCCATCCGCTGCGCCTCTACTTTCAGGATCAGGCGTGTGCCATTCCTTTCTAGAGTTGTACGGGTTTGGTATAGCTTCTTCGTGTTCTTGTTCAATTGCATTTGACATACTGTCACACTCCTGTAGGGGCTTGTTCGTCTTTCAAGGTGGCCGTATTGTTCGCGTTCAACACAGGGTCTTGATACTTCAAGGTAGCCTTTAGGTTAATTAAAATAATAAGGGGTTCAAATTAATGAAGTAGCCTTACTTTCGTACACTCGGCATACGATTAGCATCAATCATTTGTTCTTTGATTGCTTCTCGCGTCATTCCGTCTTCGTTCATATAGCCCTTTTCATCGGCCATAGGATCGTTAGTTAGACCACCGAATGCTTTCTTCATTAAACCACCGTCATAGGCTTTCTCAGCTTCGTCCATCATAGTTTGTAGCTGATCAGCGCCCATTTGATCGGTAGCCTTTTTGGTGAAAACAAATTCACCATCCGATAACCTTGCGGGAATCGAATCTGATACTCCTGTGCCGGGGCCATCTACTTCCCCTTCACCTGAGAATTCTCCTGCAACATCCATAACCTTGTCAAAGATGCTGCTTAAACGCTCATCTGTTTCTAGAACGCTCATTAAATATTCTTGATCATCTGTTTCTAAAGATTCGTTTAGTACGAACTCTAGGTAGCCGTCTTCCATCTCATTGTCTGGAAGCTGTGAAGCTTCTGCGGCTTCCATCTCGTCTTCAGGGATGTTGTCGTAAGTATCGACAGGCATGTCTTCTTCTAAGCCCATTTCAGGGGCTACAAGCATAGAGCCTTCGTTGTACTTTAACATGCCGCCAGACATTTTACCTTGCCTTTGGTTCTGTTTAAACTTTTTGTCGGCCTCGGCTATCTTACGATCCATTTCGTCTTGATCTAATTTTTCCTGATGTTTTGCTGCGTCTTCGTCTGAAAGAAACATGTCAGGATCAAGCTCTTCTTCAAGTTCAGTTATTGTTTTATTTCTATCGTTGTCTAATAATGATGCTGTCATTTCTCAATCCTCAATTCTCTGTTTAGCTTCTCGTACTTGATCTTTTAGTTGCTCTAAGTTAGCCAGAGAACTCACTTTCCCCTGCTTGCGGAACATTTCCAGTTCCGATGTTGCCACCGCCAGTGCCT